CCAGCTGCTGGTGTTTCTACACAAGCAATTCCTGAAATTAATGTTCAATTAAGATCTGAAACAGTTGCTGCTAAAACACGTAAATTGAAAGCACAATGGACTCCTGAGTTCGCTCAAGACTTGAATGCTTACCACTCAATTGACGCTGAAGCAGAATTAACTTCAATCTTAAGTGAGTATATTTCAATGGAAATTGATCTTGAAATCTTAGATATGTTAATCAAGAACGCTGACACAATTGAAGGTTGGAGTGCTAAAGTTGCACAAGATGTAACAGTATCTAGCAATACTACAGCTGGTGGTTCTACTGCAATCACTTATACTTCAGATTCTAATACATCAGGTGTATATTACACTAAAATGTCTTGGTTCCAAACTTTAGGTGTTAAATTACAGAAAGTATCTAACTTAATTCACCAGAAAACTTTAAGAGGTGGCGCTAATTTCTTAGTTGTTTCTCCAAAAGTTTCTACTATTCTAGAATCAATCCCAGGATTTGCTGCTGACTCTGCTGGAGACGCTAACAAATACAACATGGGTGTTCAGAAAATTGGTGCTATCAACAACAGATACTCAGTTTACAAAAACCCTTACATGACTGAAAACGTTATTTTAATGGGTTATAAAGGATCTCAATTCCTTGAAACTGGTGCTGTATTTGCTCCATACATTCCATTAATCATGACTCCATTAGTATACGATCCAGTATCATTTACTCCACGTAAAGGTATTATGACTCGTTACGCTAAGAAAATGGTTCGTCCTGATTTCTATGGTAAAGTAGTAATTTCTGACTTGAACGAACTATAGTAGTTAGTTTAATATATTTGAAAGAGAGCCGCAATAGCGGCTCTTTTTTTTATATGTATAATAAAACGTTACATTTATGGCTAAACAAAATACCCAAAAAACACCGCCAAAAGGTTCTATAAGATTTTCTTTAACACTTTCAGAAGAACAAAAAGCAGCTAAACAAGCAATTTTACACCATCCTTATAATTTTATAGTTGGTAAAGCGGGTAGTGGTAAAACATTATTAGCTTGTCAAGTAGCATTAGATATGTTTTTTAAAAGACAAATAAATAAAATCATTATAACTAGACCTACAGTATCAACAGAAGACAATGGTTTTTTACCAGGTTCAGAAAAAGAAAAAATGGAACCATGGTTAGTACCTATTCGTTCTAATATGAGGAAAATATACAATAAACCACTTATATTAGATAAAATGGAAAAAGAAGAATCAATTGAATTAGTTTCTTTAGCCCATTTTAGAGGTAGAACATTTGAAAATTCTATAGTAATAGTTGACGAATTTCAAAATTTAACTAGATCTCAATTTAGAATGGCGTTAGGTAGATTAGGAAAAGGATCAACAATGATATTTTGTGGTGATAACCAACAAATTGATCTTAAAGATAAAAACTATTCAGCCATTCATGATGTTCCCAAAATAGATGATTCCCAATATGTTTATAAACGTGTTTTAGAAGATAACCATCGTCATGTAGCAATAGACGAAGTATTTGAGATGTTGAACGGAATGTAAATCTTCCATACCCTTTTCATATTTATAATAGAACAACCTAATTCTATTAAAAATGGCAAACATACCTATTTGGCCCGGCTCAAGCAGTTTTTTCCCAGGCGATACACCTTTTGGGTTTTACGATTATGATAATGATTTCCAATCAGATGCTCCACAAATAGCAGACTGGTGTGCTAAGCGCTTAGGATACCCATTAGTAGATGTTGAATTACAGCCAATCAATTTCTTTACAGCATTTGAAGAAGCAATCAATGAGTATGGTGCTCAATTATACAATTTCCAAATAATAAATAATTTCCATTCTTTAGAAGGAAACGCAACAGGCTCAAATTATAATAATAAACTAGTTACCCCTAACTTAGGTTCTACTATTAATATTTCCGATCAATATGGTAATGAAACAATAGGTGGGGGTGGTGATTATAAACTAGAATCAGGATCCCTATCTGTAAAAACAGGCACTCAAAGATATGATTTATTATCTAATGTTTCTTCATCAATAAGTGGTTCAGAATCTGTTTATATAAAGAGAGTATACCATTATCAACCAGCCGCAATTAATAGATATTTTGACCCTTACGCTGGTACAGGTACAGGAATACAATCATTAATGCAAACATTTGGGTTTGGTAATATGTCACCAGGTGTAAACTTTATGTTAATGCCTATGTTTTTTGATGCTTTAAAAATCCAAGCAATCGAATTAAACGATACTATTAGAAAATCAGGTTATCATTTTGAAGTTACAAACAACAGATATTTAAAACTATTCCCCATACCTAATAGAGATTATACTTTACACTTTGAATATGTTTTAAAATCAACAGCGAATGATCCTGTTAAAAACCCAGCAACCAATTTAATAACAGACATATCAAATGTACCTTACACTAATCCAACTTATCAATACATTAATCAACCTGGTAGACAATGGATCAGAAGATATACTTTAGCATTAGTTAAAGAAATGTTGGGCGGTATTAGAGGTAAATATCAATCAGTACCTATCCCTGGAGCTGAAACAACTTTAGATTACGCTCGATTATTAAGTGAAGCATTAACTGAAAAAGCTGCTTTAATAGAAGAACTAAAAGAATTACTTGGTGAAACTACAAGATTAAAACAACTTGAAAGACAAAACCAAGAAGCACAACAAACACAAGAAACTTTTTATAAAGTCCCTTACCCAATTTACGTAGGATAATGATGAAATTAAAAAACATATTAAGTGAAGTATTAAATACTTTTACCGTTGAATGTGAAGTCTTAACAGACAGAAAATTTAATATCACAGATGTATTAGATGAAGTTAGAGCTTTACGAAAAGTAACTATTGTAAATAATGTTACACCAGAAGAATACCCACAGAAAGACAAAATAGAATATACAAGATTAAGAATTAAATTTGTAACTAGAGAAAATCCAAAACAAGACATAGCTAAATTCAGAGAAGATATGTTAACATCGGATTTATCTAAAACAGATTTAAGAATACCTGGTGTAAAATCGGTAAAATTTAAAGAAGAAACTTTAAAAAGACTATAATGGCATTATTCGGAAAAAGTAGAGACATAAACTTATTTCACACAATAAATAGTGAACTTCTAAAGGATATAATCCAAACAGAAGTTGCATATTATAAGTTTGCTTTAGAACAAACTACTGTGAATGTTTATGGCGAAGCACCGGGTAAAAATTATTATGAACCATTGAAAATAGCGTGTTTAATCGACAGACAAGACCAAGCTTGGTCGTCCGATGCTTTTGGATCTGACGTTAATCAATCCATTAATTTTCGATTTTTAAAGAACGAACTTAAAGATATAAATTTATTACCCGAAGTAGGAGATTTGTTACTTTTTAGAAATAATTTTTATGAAGTTGATTCAAGAGTTGAAAATCAGCTTATATTAGGAAGAGATCCTGACTACTCTATGGCTGTAGAAACAAATAATTTTGGTGATAGTTTTTCGATTATAATAAATACTCATATTTCAAGAGTAGAAAAATTAAACTTAATACCATTAAGAGAAGGAAAATACCCAACAACTACTAAACTAGATGGTGGAACTGCAAACGCAGTAGATTGCTAATAAAATAATATGGCTGATAAAAAACAAATAGATCCAAGAAGACCAATCCCCTCAAGTGGGTATGATCGTTTACGTCAAAACTTAAACTCTGGCTTTGCTGAGGGTTTTCCCGTTGAAGGATTCCCAAACCCCGATAACAGAGCAAATATAAATAGAGGCACAATAACTTCTCGTAAAGATGATACAGTACAAGATGTTTCAATTGGTTTACAAGACCATGATGAAGCAATAATGTATTATTTTAACAATGTTATTAAACCATCTGTTATAATAAATGGGAATAGAACAAACGTTCCAGTAATATATGGTTCTCCTGAAAGGTGGAAATCAGTTCAAAAAGATGGATATTATAGAGACAAAGAGGGCAAAATTCAAACACCTCTTATTATGTTTAAAAGAGATAGTGTTGAAAAAAGACGAGATTTAGGTAACAAATTAGATGGAAATAATCCCCAATTACATTATACCTTTCAAGAAAAATATACAAAAAAGAACCAATACGACAATTTCTCTGTTTTACAAAATAGAATACCACAAAGAGAGTATCATGCTGTAGTAGTTCCTGATTTTGTAAGATTAAATTATACTTGTACTATTTGGTGTGATTATATTGCTCAAATGAACAAACTAGTTGAAGCACTTAATTATACTTCGGATTCATATTGGGGTGATTCCGAAAGATTTAGATTTAATGCTAAAATAGACACATTTAGCAACACAACAGAAGTAAATCAAGGAGACAATAGAATTATAAAATCTGATTTTGGATTAGTTCTCCAAGGATACTTAGTTCCAGACAGCATTAACAAAGAATTATCTAAAAATCCCCAAAAATTCTACAGTAAATCAACAGTAGTATTTAACGGAGAACTAGCGGTAACACCCACAGGTATTCCTTTAACAAGAGAACAAGTAAGAGAAGCTACAGGCGCACAGAATATAACAGGTTCCCTATAGTCTTTTTATATTTATAATAAAAAATAATTATGGCTGCAGGTAAATATAGCTTCATTATAGAACAAGGAGCAACAACCGATTTCGAAATAGTATGGAAAGATTCATCAGGTACACGAATTAATTTAGAAAACTACCATGCTCGAATGCAAATTAGATCAGATTATGGTGCAAATGGTACTTTATATGCTTCTTTATCTTCATCTTTATCCCCAGATGGAACTGGTTTAAATTTATTAGGTTCATCGGGAAATAATCCCCTTTCTTCAGGTAGTATAGGTATATTTATTTCAGCTGCTTCTTCTTCAGCTTTTAGTTTTGGTGAAGCACGTTATGACTTAGAAATGGTAAGTGGTAGTTATGTTACTAGATTAATAGAAGGAAAAATAAAACTCAATAAGGAAGTAACAGTTTAAAAATATGGCTACAAACTTAAATATATTACAAAGTTCTGTAGAAGTATCCTCAGCTAAGGATTCCATAGTCATCACTAATAACAACACAGGAAATATAGTAAATGTAACAGGAACTGATGTTACTACTGTAGAAGTATCCTCAGCTGGGTTATTAGGTAATCCTGGTAGAGATAGTGATGTGCTTTTAGGCAATAGTGCATACTTTACAAATATCACAGCCTCAGGTGCTATAAGCGCAAGTGGAACTTTAAGTGCAGGTTTAAACTCTTCACCACAAACAGAAATAGTTTATTATAACACATCAACCGGAGAATTAACATATGGACCCATTAATGATTTAGATGGCTTTGTAATTGATGGGGGAACTTTTTAAAAATAAAATACATTGGCTAATCAAATTAAAAATAAATACACAGCCCCCAAATCAACAGAATTTACACCAAAAGATCTTGTTGTAGATGTAAAAAACGGTAGACTTTATTATAAATCTAATTATGCTGTTTATGAAATAAGAGGAACTATATTTTCTGCAACAACAAACATAGATGAATCTACACAATTAGGTGATTCTCAAAACACAGAAATAATATTCAATAACAATGGGGCTTATGACGGTATAAGTGATTTTACTATATCAGATATACAAGGTGATGGTACTGGAACAGTAAATATAGGAACAGCAACCATAACAGACGCAACCATAACAACCGCAGACATAAATGGTGGTACTATTGATGGTATTACAAGTTTAACAGCTGGGGGAAATTTAGATATAGGTGCTTATGGTTTTAGAGCTAGTTCCCTCACAGCAGACGGTTTAACATCGGGAAGAGTAGTATTTGCGGGAACAAATGGATTATTATCAGATGATTCTGGTTTTGAGTATAATGAACCGAATAATGAATTAAGCTCGGGGAGACTCAAATTATCATCCACTGCTCTTTCCCCGGGTTCTGCCACTAAAATATCATTAGGTACTGAGGTTGGTAGTGTAAGCTATAATTTAAGAATTAGATCTAACTCAGGATATGTATCTATAGGCCCAAAAAATACTAGTTATTCGCACTTTCAAACTGATCGCTCTAGATTTTACCATAATAAATCTATAGTAGTCAATAGCAGTGTTTCAACCGATGGGGGTTATACTCTTACTACTTACCAAAATAAGGATTTTACAATAACAACAAGTGAAAAGGGGTTTGATGGTCCTTCAGGAGGAGGAAGAATAAAATTAGCACATTCTACTACCTCAAATGCTGCTAACGGTGTAGAGATAAAAGGAAATCTAAAGGTCTTACCTGATGGGTCTAATAGTCAAGTGGGTATTATAAGATCTTCTGGTGATATTATTGCGTTTGCATCATCAGACAAACGTCTAAAAGATAATATTATACCAATATCAAATCCTATTGAAAAACTTTTACAAATTGGTGGTTATACTTTTGAATGGAATAAAAAACAAGATACTTATAACGGACAAGATGTTGGAGTTATAGCCCAAGAAATAGAAAAAGTTTTACCTGAAATAGTCGAAGAAAGAGAAAACGGTTATAAAGCAGTAAAATATGAAAAAATAGTTCCATTATTAATTGAAGCTATAAAAGACCAACAAAAACAAATCGATAATCTTAAAAATAAACTAGATGGACTTGCTTAATTTTAGATATCTAATTCAGCGTATAGAGGTTGATGTAGATGACGTAGGTGGTGGTGGTGGTGGTGGAGCTTGTCCACCTGGTTTTTATTACGATGATGTTGAACAATCATGTGTTCTTTTACCCCCAGATGGTGACGATGATGGTAGTGATAATGCATTTACTTTTAGAAGAATTGTTGGAGGCACCCATGAAAATCCATATTCACCATCTTTAGAAAGTGTAGTAGCTAGTGAACCCCTAGGAGTATTTGGCACTAATAATGTATACCCCCAAGGGGTATATCAAAAATATGATAGTGTATTATTTGCATGGAACTTTAACTGTACTCAATATGATGACGAATATAATAGTGCTAATTATCCTGGTGATGCCACATATAACCCATACACTCTTAGAGCAGCGGGAAATATTAGTTTTAGTGATTGGTTAAGTGCTTCTACGGGAGATAGTGATAGAAGACGTATGCTTCAACCTACAAGTCCTGGTGGTGGTGGAAATGAGTTATGGAGCCCCTCAGAACCACATCGTATGAGTGAGTTTTTAGATAGTGTACTTTTTGATATAACTCTTTTTCCTGAAGCTGACTTAGATAGTGATGATGGTTTTCAAGAAGTTGATGATAACTTTACTGTAGGATTTTAATTAATATAATATATGCCCGGAATAATAAGAAATATAACAAAAATAGAAAGAGATGGAATAAAATATTTCACCTCAGGAGCCCAATATGTTCCTACAACCTCAGCATCATCAGTACCCCAAATAATAGCAGTTACATGTTCAGCAGATAGTGGTAATAATTTAGCTACAACCTCTTCTTTAAGTGGTTATTTTATAGTCCCCCTAGTTAGCCAATCAGGCGCAACATTAGGTTCTAATTTAAATGTATTTTATGTGACAGCTTCTATATTTGATTTTGTAGAAGATGCTGACACTGGTGCTACAGCAAGTGGTACACCTTCATATTTTAATCCAACAAGCAGTAATACAGTTACAAATTTTAATGTACCAGTTAGAATAGAAAAAAATGAAACCGCTAATAATGTAGCTTTAAAAACATATAACGCTATAACAGGTTCTACAGTTCTTAGTAGATTTGTCTCATCAAGTATTAGTGGAGATAAATTAATACTCAATAATATAATTAGTGGTGCTCTTGATTCACCTTTTATATCTGCTTCTGGTTTTAATTTTAATTATGTACAATCAGGATCTTTTGGGAGTGGTAGTTCTGTAAACTATAAACCACCTGTTGGGTTTTTACCTGATACCTCTGCTTCTTTTACTATAAAAAGAGATGACAATGATGAAGACTCAGTAAAATTCGCTAAATTAGTTAATAATGTACAAGAACCAGCTTTTTATCTTTCGGGATCAGGTAGAATAGGTTTCAATACAGATGATCCTCGATCAGGGCTCGATGCTGTAGTAGATGAAGTACAATTCCAAAGACCTGGAGCAAGAAAAGGTTTAAAAATCAACCAAGACGGTAATATAGAAAGTTTTGATAAAGACCCAACCACAGCATCAACAGGTAGTGAGTTTCTTTTAAGGTTTTCAAGAGGAACAGCTATTACTAAAGCATCTTTAGAAGCTATAGGTTTAGGTCCCTTTGCAGATGATGCTGCGGCACAATCTTATTTTAACGCTTTACGACCAGCAGAACAAAATGCAATACTAGAAAGAATAGAATCTATAGGATTTATAGATCCACCTCAAGTAGGAGATACATTAGGTTCTATAAGGTGGGTAGCAGAATCAGGATCAACCTCTGGTTATGATGATAGATCAACAGGTGAAACAGCGGTAATAAAAGCAGTTGTAAGTGATGGAGATGCAACAGGTATTCAAGCAGATATGATTTTTAGTGTTGCGGGTAAAACCGGTGCAGCAGAACAAAAATTCTTATTGGATGCTAGTAATACCCATCAATTAACTGGATCTTTAAATATAAATGGTGGGTTAACTGCAACTTCTACAGCTAATTTTAATGGAACCGCCAATTTTGATAGTAATATTGTTGGTGATCTTATTAGCACTAATATTCAAAATGTTAACTCAATAACTGGGTATGGTAATCTTTCTATGGGTAATAATGGAAATGAAGTCCATCAACTTACAGGCGATGTTTATATAAAACGTGTAGCTAGTGATGGGGGTGATTTACTTTTCCAAACTAGTGGGGATACTAAATTAAAAATAAGCCATGATGGTAATATAACAGCCTCAGGTAATATAAGTGCGAGTGGTACTATTACAGCAGATACTCTAACATCAAACAATATTGTATTTACACCAAGTGCTACATCTATAAAAATAGAAGCACCAGATGAAACTGCTGGAAGTGTAAATGGAGCTAGTTTAACTATAGAAGCAGGGAATGCTTTCGGCTCTAATTTTAATGGTGGGGATGTAACAATTCAAGCAGGAAAAGGATCAGGAGCCGGAGATGGTGGTAATATAGTAATAAACGCTGGGGGAGGGATACCTTCAGGTTCCATTAGTCTTAATGCTCCCTCTATAATAGCCTCAGGGAATATAAGCGCAAGTGGAGACTTATCTATCCAAGGTTTCCCCAGTGTATCAGCTTCATTAGCGGTAGCAGGAGGAATTAATACTGGTTCATTTGCCACTACAGGTTCAAATACATTTATAGGAGACCAAATAATAAGTGGTGCTCTTTTTATAAGTGGATCAACTGAATTAGGGGGTGATATCTTTCCACAAACACCTCAAGGTGCAACATTAGGTACAATTGATAAACCATTTTCAGATTTATTTCTACAATCGGGTTCTATTTCTATTGAATCTGATACCCCTGGTGACCCTTCAGCTGTAATCTCTAACATTAATGGTAACTTAGAAATATCAGTTGGTGGTATGTTACTAATAGAACCTGGAAACTCATTTATTGCAGAAACGGGTTCATTCCAACATATCTCAGGTAGTTTAACTCAAATAGGTGATTATACTAGAACTGGGGATACTATAGCTATTGGGGATTTCCAAACAACAGGCTCAATCAGTATAACAGGTTCATTTTCTGCCGATTTAGAGGAAAATAATGTATGGGTAGGAGATAATGGTAGAAATGTCCCAAAATCATTTGTTACTCTAGCAAATGAAGGTCATTTAATTAGACCAGCTTATGGTTCATTTTATGATACAACAACTCAATCTGGATCCGCAAACACTGCATATGCTATTAAACACAACACTACTGATTTTGGAGATGGTGTATCAATAGTAAGTGAAACTAGGATTACCATGGAGGAGGCAGGAATTTATACAATTATTTCAACCCAACAGTTTTCCCATACTTCAGGTGGAGAAGTAGATATTACGGGGTGGTTAAGAAAAAATGGAACCGATGTGGTAAATAGTGCTACTGATTTAAGATTAAAAGGTAATGGGGAGGCAGAACTATATGCAATAAATTATTTTGTTTCTGCATCCGCTGGAGATTATTATGAAATGATGTGGTCACCAACTGATTCCACAACAATTATAAAAGCCATAGCAGCAAGAACTTCACCAACAAGGCCCGCTGTTCCATCTGTGATAACAACAGTTAATAGAGTAGGACAATGATAACCATAAATAATAACATATTTATAGTAAATGAAAATATTTAATGGTATTTACAGGGTAGTATATTTATAACATATGGCTAATACAATAATATTAAAAAACGGAACTGGATCAGCGATCCCCATTTCTCTAATACAAGGAGAACCAGCTATCAATGTAGATACTGGTTTATTTTATTTTGGTTCTGGTTCAGGTAATGATGTAAGGGTTTTAGAAAATTTTATAAATATCACTGCATCGGGCGATATAAGTGCGAGTGGCCAAATAATAGGATCTACAGGTTCTTTTTCTCAAGCAGTCATAACTTTAAAAAGTGGAGCCCAAGAATCCCCTTTCATAATAACAATAGCAGACAACAACGGACAAGACAATAAATTAGAAGTGACAAAAGACGGTATTTTAAAATTTGGAGCACTAGATACCTTACCAACAGCCATAACTGGTGGTTTAGTTTACTCTGCTTCAGCTTTTTATGCAGGGCTTTAAAAATCAAACATACGTATAACTAACAACACAACATAAAAATACACATACAATGGCAGAATGGAAAAAAGTCATAGTCTCGGGATCAAGTGCCGAGCTTAGCTCATTAAGTTTAGACACAGCATTATCCGTAGCAAACGGAGGTACAAATGCAACATCATTTGCAGATAAATCTGTTATCATATCACAAGACTCAGGTACAGATACTTTATCAGCAGCAGCAATGACTGGTGATGGAGAGTTATTAATTGGTGGTGCTTCAGGACCCACAGTAGCAACTTTAACAAACGGAAATGGTATTAATGTATCAGATGGAGATGGTTCTATTACATTAGCCATCGATGGTACAGATGCAGTTACTTTTAGTAATAATGCTAGTATATTTTCGGGTTCTTTTTCTGGATCTTTTGAAGGAGATGGTTCAAATTTAACAGGTGTATCCGCAACTTCATTTGATTTTGATGCTTTACCTACTATCACTTCTCTAGGTGGTGGTGATTTTTTCGCTGCATCACAAGGTGGAACAGAAAGTAAAATCACATTTGCAAACATTTCTTCCTCAATATATGGTGGTGTTTCTGGTGATGCAACAATAGCAGCAGGTGGTGCATTGACTATAGCAAATGATTCAGTATCAAATGCTAAGTTAGCTAATATGACACGAGGTACTGTTAAAGTTGGTGGAGTTGCAGCTGCCCCAACAGATCTAGATGCTAGTGGAGATGGTGATATACTTATTGGTGATGGTACTGATATAAATTCAGTAGCAGTAAGTGGTGACGCAACACTAGCAGGTAATGGTACTTTAACACTCAAATCAGGTATTGTATCAAGTTCAGCACAAATTGATCACGATCAAACCACTAACTTTGATGCAAACGAACACTTTTTACAGTCAGCAATTACAACAGTTGGTACAGTTACTGTCGGTGATGTATCTGCAATTTTACCTGCGGGAACAGTTTCAGCTTCAGCTTTATCTTCAGCAACCCAAGGTACAGCAGTCTTAACTACAAATGGAGTAGCAGGTTCAACTATTGATTTAGGTTTACAAACAAGCGATTCACCTACATTTGCAAATTTAACAGTTTCAGGAGACTTAACAGTGCAAGGTGATGTAACTGAACTCCAAACTACAAACTTAAACGTTGAAGATCAATTCATACTATTACATTCAGGTTCCTCAGACCGTAGTGACTCAGGTATTATATTTGGTGGTTCAGGTGGTAATGCTCAACAAGGTAGAGCCCTTATATGGGATTCTAGTTATAATTCAAATGATGGTAGGTTAGCAATCTCTACAGCAGATGTACTTTCGAATAACACTACTGATTTTGATTTTGCTAGTGGAGATGGATATTATGTAGCAGGTGTGTTTGAAGGAACTGCAGTTGCTGCAGGAAATGCAAATGCTAACCACAATGGTAACATTAGAATTGAGTCAAACGAAATTTACATCTATGCATAATAAATAAGTGCTAAAATATTTAATAAATAAGGTTATGTTTAAACATAGTAAGTTAGACAAAATAAACAAAAAAAAGGAATTACTAAATATTCCAGAAGATCAAATATCGCTATCCTTGTCAAAAGACGAGATAGCGATTTTGCTTCAATCAATAAAAAATTCAAATTTTAGTGGCTCCGTGCTAGAAGATTTATATAACCTTGTATATAAACTACAAACAAGCTATAATAAACTAAAATAAATAAGTTATGTACACACCCCAAGAATGGACAGTTATACGTCAAGGTCTTGACTTAGTAACAATCACAGGAAAAAATGCTAAAGACTTAGCTGCACTACAAGTTAAAGTAGAAAATGATATTCAAAAGTCTGAAACCAAAAAACAAAAAGACTTAGAAAAAATCATGAAAGCAGAGGCAGAAAAAGCCAAGAAATAAAATTTTCTATATATTTATAACAAATTATTGGCCTCCTAGGAGGAAGTGGGCTCGCAGTGAGTAACCAACCGTAATAAAATAGAAATATGCCAAATTGGAAAAAGGTTATAGTCAGCGGATCTAACGCTGCGCTTAACAATATAACATCGTCAGGATTACAGCTTAGAAATTTAGGAGCTGAAAATGAAATCCTTATTGTTGGAGCTAACACACAAGTTACATCTTCTAATCTATTAGCTATTGATACGGTTAATCAAAGGGTAGGTATTGGAACCTCAACTCCTCAAGTAAAATTAGATTTAGTTGGTGAATCAAGTGGAGAAGCGCAAGTTAGAGTAGCCCAACACGATGATACTTCTGATGGTCCTGATATAAGATTTTTCAAATCACATGGTACGGCAGCAGCTTCTTCCTCAGTTGCTAATAATGATTATATTGGGGCAGTAAATGCTTTTGCTTATGATGGTAGTACCTATATTCAATCAGGATTCTTTGGATTCCAAGCAGACGGTACTGATGGTGACTCTAAATTTGGATTAAGAACCCGTGTAGGTGGAACACTTACAGATAGAATTAAAATAAATAGTTCGGGAGACTCAGAATTTACTTCTAACATAACAGCCTCAGGTAATATAAGTGCAAGTGGTGATATCACAGGAAATAGTTTTATCAAAGGTGGTGGTACTTCCGCCCAATTCTTAAAAGCTGATGGTAGTGTTGATTCCACCTCTTATGGAACAGGAACAGTAACAGAAGTAACAGTAGGAACAGGTTTAGATGTTTCAAATGGAACAACCACCCCGAATGTAACTTTAGATTTAACAGAAGTAGGGTTTGGTGGTACCGCTGGTAATTTAGTTACTGATGATGGTGATGGTACTGTAACATCTCAAGATAATTTAACATTTGATAGTAATACAAACACACTTAGGGTACTTGGAATACCAAGATCAGAAGGATTCATATCTGCTTCAAGTGATATAGTTGCGGGAGAAAATATATTTGCGGGTGGTAGTGGTGTATTTGGGGGTAATGTAACAGCCACAGACATTATTGTAGGAGATGATGTTAGATTAGCCGATAATAGTAAAATAATATCTGAAAATACAGCAGGCACCTATATTCTTTTAAATAATGATGATTATTGGAGAATTAATGCTAATAATGTTAACGTAGCTCAGTTTTCATCCGCGGGTGTAGTAGTTAATGAAAACAGTGCAGCTTCATGTGATTTTAGAGTAGAAAGTAATAATGATACACATGCATTATTTGTAGACTCAGGAAATGATAAAGTAGCTATAGGTACATCCACTGTGGGCAATTCATTGTTAACTATAGATGGTGATGTAACAGCTACAAATATAACAGCCTCAGGTGAAATAAGCGCAAGTGGCAGAATTACAGCATTTAGCTTTGTAGGAGATGGTTCTGAATTGACAAATATAGATGTTTCAGATTTCATGACAAATGGGTCTGATAATAGAGTAGTCACTGCAACAGGCACTGATGCAATGAATGCAGAATCAAATTTAACATTTGATGGTTCTACATTAACCCTTCTAGGTGGATCTAAGTTAAATGCACAATCACACATTTCGGGTGCAGACCTTTATATTGCATATGGTGC